CTACAAAATGGGACAGTTATCAGTGGCACAATGATTGAAAAGCCGCATAGTTTTGCGACTGCGTGTACCATTGCTACACAAATTATCGCACAGGTAGCAAGTAATCAATATGGCGGTCAGAGTATAACTTTGTCAGCACTTGCACCATTTGTTGATATTTCACGACAAAAAATTCGCAAAGATGTTGAATATTTTTTCAAATCTTTCAATTGGGAAATTAAAGATGGTGATTTACCTACTATTGATGATATTGTAGAAGAAAAAGTGCAAGAAGAAATTAAACACGGAGTTCAAACGATTCAATATCAAATTGTTACACTTATGACTACAAACGGTCAATCTCCATTCGTGACCGTATTCATGTATCTTAATGAAGCACAGGATAATCAAACAAAGCACGATCTTGCGCTTATTATCGAAGAGATGCTTAAACAGCGTTATCAGGGAGTTAAGAATGAAGTAGGTGTTTGGATTACGCCCGCTTTCCCAAAACTTATTTATGTCCTTGAAGAAGATAATATTCACGAGAACTCACCTTATTATTATCTTACCAAACTTGCTGCAAAGTGTACTGCAAAAAGGCTTGTTCCAGATTACATTAGTGAAAAGGTAATGAAGCAGCTTAAAGATGGTCATTGCTTTACAAGTATGGGGTGCAGAAGCTTTCTTTCTCCTTGGAAAGATGAAAACGGAAGTTATAAATTCTATGGCAGATTTAATAAAGGTGTCGTAACAATTAATCTTGTTGATGTTGCACTCACAGCAAAGAAGAATAACTCAAATGATATAATGACAGAATTTTGGAAGATATTTGATGAACGTCTGGAACTTTGTCATAGAGCTTTGATTTGTAGATATGAAAGACTCAAGGGTACACCGTCAGATGTTGCACCTATTCTTTGGCAATATGGAGCATTGACAAGACTTAAAAAGGGTGAAGTAATTGATAAATACCTTACAGGTGGTTATTCGAGTATTTCTCTTGGCTATGCAGGTCTGTGGGAATGTGTTTATGCTTTAACTGGTTATAAACTTACTGAAAAAACAGGTCGGGATATCGGCAAGAAAATAATGCAGCATATGAACGATAAGTGTGACGATTGGAATAAAGACCTTAATCTCGGATTTTCAATTTACGGTACACCTCTTGAATCGACAACATATAAGTTTGCCAAGTGTTTACAGAAACGTTTCGATATTATAAAGGGTGTAACCGATAAGAATTACATAACCAATAGTTATCATATACACGTCACAGAACCTATTGATGCTTTCACTAAGCTTTCAATCGAATCTGAGTTTCAGTCTCTTTCAACCGGAGGAGCAATTAGCTATGTAGAAGTTCCTAATTTAAATAATAATATTGAAGCTGTGCTTGAAGTAATCAAGTTTATTTATGATCATATAATGTATGCTGAACTCAATACAAAATCTGATTATTGTCAGGTGTGCGGATTTGATGGCGAAATACAGATTATTGAAGATAAGAAAACAGGCAAGCTTGTATGGGAATGCCCTAATTGTCATAATAGAGACGAAAAGAAACTTAATGTTGCACGCCGTACTTGTGGTTATATAGGAAGTAATTTTTGGAACGCAGGGCGAACTCAAGAAATAAAAGAAAGAGTTATACATATAGGAGACAATTAATGATTATATCTGAAAATTTTAAATCTTTGTGAATTGAAAATTATGGGTATATTCAGGTTGGAACAGATGGAACGATTATTGGCAAAAAAGGAGTCTTAAAACCTAATAATCAAAACACTAAAGGCTATTATAGAGTTCATCTTGGGAAACATATGTATTCTGTGCATAGACTTGTTGCTGAAGCTTTTATACCGAATCCTAATAATTATCCACAAGTAAACCATATTGATGGTGATAAAAATAATAACACTGTTTATAATTTAGAGTGGTGCAACAATAAATACAATCGAAGACACGCAGTAATTAATAATCTATCCAGTGCAAAAATCACTTTAGAACAAGCAAATGAAATAAGAAACAAATATCATAATGAAAAGATAACATACCAACGGTTAGGAACTATGTATAATCTTGATAGCAGTATGATAGGATATATTATTCGAGGCGATAGTTGGAATTATGAATTACATAAAAATCAGTAAATATGATACTGCCAATGGTATAGGCATAGGAGTTGTACTCTGGGTATCGGGGTGCAACTGCCATTGCCACGGTTGCCATAATCCCTCCACTTGGGATTTTAATGCTGGACAGCCATTTACTAAAGATACAATGCAAGAAATCCTGTCAGAATTGGCTAAACCCTACATATCTCATTTTACTTTATCGGGCGGTCATCCTCTTGAATATCAAAATCTTGAAACTGTCTATAAGATTGTTAAAACAGTCAAAGAAAAATTCCCTAGCAAAACAATCTGGCTTTATACCGGATATACATGGGAAGAAATTCTTGACAAGGATAAAGAATATGAAGACTATGAAGTAAATAGGGTTTCCACATTAGACGTTATTAAGTATTGTGATGTTCTTGTTGATGGCAGATATGAAGATGATAAAAGAGATATTTCCCTTGCTTGGCAGGGGTCGTCAAATCAGAGGGTTATCAGCGTTCAAGAAAGCCTGAACCAAGGCAAAGTAGTTCTTTATTGTGAATAATCATACCAATTTCAAAGTGAAGTAAGACAAATAACATATAGTGTATGCCATTATAACTCATTTTGACTTACGCTATATGTTAAATCTTACGATAAAACAAAAATTTCATTGTACAAAAGGAGTAATAAAAATGAAAGCATTAAGTCAATTCCAATGTGAAATTTGCAACACAATATATAAATCCAAAAGTGAATGTCAAAATTGCGAAAGCACCCATCAACGTCCTCGAATGATAGTCTATAACAAGTTTAATTCTTATAAGAATGATGGCAAATATCCCAATTACATTGATGTCGAAATGGCTGATGGCAAGACAATGAGGTACAAAAGATAATGAACGAATACATAAAATCACCTATAAACTATGTAGGTAATAAATATCGCCTAATCAAGCAGATTATACCTTTGTTTCCTAAAAAGATTTCAATGTTTGTAGATGCTTTCGGTGGATCAGGAACGGTTTTAATGAATACAGAAGCAGACTATTACATATATAACGACATAAATCCTTATGTTTCAAGTATTGTGTCGGGATTGTTCTCAACGTCTTATGATGAAATAATCAAGCAGATTGAAAACATTATTTCAGAATACGATTTGAGTATGATAAATAAGGAAGGCTTTGAAAGACTTCGTGATAGTTATAATAATGGCAGAAAAGATTGGATTACATTATATACTTTGATGTGCCATTCATTTAATCATCAGTTCCGTTTTAATAACAAGCACGAATATAATAGTAGTTTCGGTAAAAATCGCAGTTATTTTTCTGACAGGCAAAAACAGGACTTACTTGCTTTAAAACATAGATTTGAGAATAAAGACCCAATAATAGTATCGTCTAAAAACGCTTTCGATTTTGATTTTTCAGACTTTGACGAGAACGATCTGATATATTTTGACCCACCTTATTTTAACTCTGTTGGTAATTATAACGATGGAAAACGTGGCTTTGAGGGTTGGACTGCTGAACACGAAAAGAAACTTTACGAATTACTGGATGGGTTGGACGAACAGGGAACAAGGTGGGCTTTATCAAATAACCTAAAGTATAACAATGAATTTTTAGATGCTTGGAAAGATAAATATCATATTCATTATTTATCTGGAGACTATCTAAATTGTAATTATCACAAGAAAGACCGAGAAACCAAAGATATAGAAGTGCTGATAACAAATTATTAAAGTAAGGAGATGTCAAATTTTGAGCAACAATAAAGATTGGACAGGTAATTCAAAAGCTGTGTTTTCAACATTATCAGCAAGCAGTCATTCAGATACAGATCGTCAAAATGAAGATTACTATGCAACACCACCTTTTGCAGTTATAAAGCTCTTAGAAAAGGAAAAGTTTAATCATTACATATGGGAATGTGCTGCTGGAGAATTACATATTTCAAATACTCTTGAAAAAAATGGTTATAAAGTAAGAAGTACAGATATTGTTGATAGAACCAATGGTAAAATAGAAACTCTTGACTTTCTTACTGCTTCAGCAGATAAGATGTCACCTGATATAATTACAAATCCACCCTATAAATATGCAACTGAATTTGTAGAACACGCACTTAATATATCAATGGATTCTGTAAAAGTAGCTATGTTTCTCAAGATACAATTTCTTGAAAGTCAAAAACGCAGAGAATTGTTTGAGAAATATCCTCCAAAGAAAATTTATGTTTTTACAAATAGAGTTAATTGTGGTAAGAACGGCGTATTTGGTAAGGAATCGTCAGCGGTTTGCTATTGTAGGTTTATATGGGAGAAAGGATTTACTGGCAAACCCATAGTGGATTGGATATAAGGCGGTAAATATGTATCAAAATTGTTGTAAAAAATGTGGAAGTGTTTCTCTGTTTACAGAAAAGAAGGGCAATAACATTGGTCTTTATTGTAAAGATTGTGGAGCTTGGATTAAATGGCTCGGTAAAGATGAATTAAAAGCATTTGAACATTCTCAAATAGAAAAGAATAAATCAAGTTTATCTGATAAAAACGCAATTATTACTTCTTGGAGAAACATTTTATCAGTTTTAAAAGAAACAGGATATGATTATTTATATCAAGATGATATTACAAAAGTTGCAGATGTTTTAAGAGAATATTATGGGCTTTAAAACATAATGAAAACAGTATTTCATAAGAGGTGAGAATAATCAATACAAATACTTATTCCGAATTGATAGCATTTTATAAAGAAAATCCAATTCGGTTTCTTGAAGATAATTTTGGCATTAAACTTACTAAGACTCAAAAAGCATTTATAAACAAGTCTGTGAAAACTAATCTATTACCTTGGGTAAGACAAAGAAATTATTACAATGAATATATACGATTATTGATTTGTTTGTTGAATATGAAAGAAGACGGTAATGTTGCAATAATTTCACCCAATGAAGAAAAATTACTTAATCGAGAGCAGTTCATTGATTATATTGTAGAATTTAAGAATCAACATTTTTAAAAAACAAAAGACTCGTTTTATTGTAAATTGAAAGGAAGTGTTAAAACGAATCTAAAAGTAAACATATCTGTTGATGAAAATACTGATATTGAAGATATTCAAAATCAGATTATTCACGAAGCAGCAATCCAAATGTTAAATGAAGTAATGCGTAATCAAGATCATTATGGCAGGAGTTTTAAAGATAAACTTACAGAAACTGTTATCAAGATGCTTGGTAATACTTTCGATGATGATATGAAAAATGAAATTACAGAACGTGTTAAATCTGATATTGCCAATAAGTATATTAGAACCAAGCAGTATAAAGAACTTAAAGACGAGTTTGGTATTGCCACCGATAAGGAAATTGAATTAGGTTTACAGAAAATTATTTCAAAGTTAGTCAGATCAGAAATGCAGAAAATGTTCAAGTGATAAAATAAAGGAAGTGTTTATATGAATGATATAGAACTTTGGCACGGTGACTGTCTTGCATTAATGAAGCAGATACCAGATAAAGGTGTGGATATGATACTATGTG